ATCCGAAAGCGATACTACTGGCGATCAGGCCGGAGAAATCCGGGTTCGAGTACAAGAACGGAGGAATCAATATGAAGCACATGAAAGTCCCGCGCGGAACAGCAAGACGGATCGTTCGCGACAAGGCGCGTAACGCATGGCAGCGCAAGGCGCCGAAGATCAGCCTTGCTCACTTCATCCGGTCGACGAAGGAAAAACAATGTTCCTCGAACTCTTGATCGTTTTGGCGTTTCTGGTCGGCATCCCGGTCCTCGTGGGCCACGTCATTTCAGAAGGAGCACGAGATGGACGCTAGCCGCGTGCGTGACATCATCGCGCAACAGCGCGCGATCGAAGCCAGTAAGCCGCCAGTGACGGATGGAAAGCCTACGCTTGGCGACATTGCAGCCGGCATCGTAACGGTTCCGGTGATCGCCTGGGCAATTATTGACTGTATCGTAAGGCTGCTGCCATGAGCGCGCCATTCGTGGCCAGCAAATTCAACCGCGAGCCAGAGCAGCGCATCTGTGATGAGGATTGTGCGGAATTCCTTAGCGGTGCACAGCGCGACGAGCAGACGGTCGGCGCTTTGCTTGAAGCAGCCAAGACGATGCGCGAGGCTCTTCAGGAAGCCTGGCGCATCTTCGACCGGCTAGGCCAGCACGCGCCTGACGATGATCGACTGGCTATTCTGCGAGGCGCCGATTTCAGCAGTGCGGCTTTCAGGGTCCGCGCGGCGATGCTGAAAGCGCAACGGCTTGAAGGTCTGCTGTGATGGACGGATGGAATTGCACAAAGCTGTGGCGTAAGCGCGGGCCTGGATTCTGCGTCGAAGTGAGCCATCACACCGTAGATCACTACGACAGAAATCGCGGGAGCAATAGATGGTGTGTCTACGCATACATCTATCAGCAGCATCCGTTGTTTGCGAACTTTGAAGGCGATAGGTTGTGGCAAGACGCCGCGCTTACGTTGCCGCTTCACGGTGGACCTACTCTGTTGCGGTGGCATCACGACAACGAAGGAAACAAAACAAGCATTCAAGTAGGCGCCGACTACGACCACATGGATGATGAGTTTTACACGTATTTATGCGACGAAGACGACGCTCGCTCAGTATTCAACGACGCGGAGGAACTCGTTTCATATCTTGGTGCGAGCAACAATTCCAATGAGAGCTGACCGCCAATTCACCACGACATACGGACCAGGCGACCCACAGACATGGGGTTTCCGGCAGCCGACAGATGACGACGACTCAGGCGAAACTTGGTACGAGCAAATTGCGCGCCTGATCGAAGAAATACGCGAGGAGCTGGCGATTGCCGAGCATGCATCGATGCATCGGGACGAGCAGAAGGCCATGATCGCGATGCTCAACGTCCGCGATGTGGTCGGCGAGTTGTGGCCGGAAAGTCGGCAATGATCGAGTATTGGCCGGACGTTGAGCAGGGGTCCGAAGAATGGCACGCGCTGCGCTGCGGAATTTTGACGGCAAGCGAGATGAAGCTGATTCTGACGCCGACACTCAAAGCCGCGAACAACAACAATGATCGCCAGCATCTCTACGAGCTGCTTGGGCAGCGCATCACGCAGTACGTTGAGCCGCGATACATCAGCGATGACATGCTGCGAGGTGTCGAGGACGAGATCAATGCTCGCATAGAGTACAGCGAGCACTACGCTCCCGTAACTGAGTGCGGGTTCATCACAAACGACTTTCTCGGATTCACGATCGGATATTCGCCTGATGGACTTGTCGGCGACTACGGCCTAATAGAGTGCAAGTCTCGTCGCCAGAAATATCAGATCGAGACGATCCTCAGCGGCAAGGTGCCGGACGAGTACATGCTGCAGTGTCAGACCGGATTGATGGTGTCCGGTCGTCTGTGGCTTGACTTTGTGTCTCGGTGCGCTGGCTTGCCGTTGTTTGTCTGCCGAGTGCATCCAGACCAAAAGATCATCGACGCTATCGCATGCGCTGCATCGGCTTTCGAGGAACGCATACAGATCGCAATGGAGAAGTACAACGACTGGCGCGACAGCCAGGCCATTTTGATTGACACGAAGCGCGAAATTGAACAGGAGATAACGATATGATTGATTTGACCGCGACAATCAAACCGAAAAGCGACCAACTCAATGCGGACGATCTGATCGCCGGGTCAAGGACGATCACAGTAACCGGCGTCAAGCTGGTTGCCGAAGACCAGCCGGTTGCGATCAGCTTTCACGGCGATGAAGGCAAGCCATACAAGCCGTGTAAGTCGATGCGGCGCGTTCTCGTAAAGGCGTGGGGACCAGATGGATCAAAGTACGTCGGGCGCAGCCTCACGCTGTATCTTGACGAGTCCGTTAAGTTTGGCGGTGCCGCTGTTGGTGGAATCAGGATTGCCGAGCTGTCAGACATCAGCGGCCCGGTCGTAATGGCCCTGACGGCGACGCGCGGCACCAAGAAGGCGTTTACGGTCAAGCCGATGGCTACGCCATCGAAGCAAGCGGAGAGGCTGTCAGACGCCGACATCGGAATCCTGATAGCCGCAGGAAACGCCGCGTCCAGCGAAGGCGTCGCGATGTACAAAAACTGGCTTGCTGGATTGAACGCAGAGCAGAAAGAAGCAATCAGGCCGCATCATGCCGAATGGTCGGCGAACGCGAAGAAGGCTGTTGATAACCAGTATCCGGATATGAGCGTCACGGCGCCGACCTTGGATCGGCTGAGGCAAGAGGCAAACACGCGCGCGCTTGTCGAGCAGGTGACGAATGCTGCGTCCGAAAAACAAATTCAGGCCAATGCACCGGAGATGGTAGGCGCTACGCAAAAAACCTAAACGGCCAATTTTTGAAAGTATGTTTTATATGGAAAATACTGATCGGATACCGACCACGCAGCAGGAAGAGGAGCACTTTCGCAATATCTCATCCTGGCCTTTCGTTCAACAGACAGCAGTCGAAACGCCAGACAAGCAATCAGACATCGGAGCCGATGCCAGCAACGGCGATCTGCAAAGCGAATACGAAATACGCTGCGCGTCTCTGGTCGTCGTTCGCAGCGGAATGGCCTCGTGGCACGAGTCTGCAACGTTTGTTTCTATCTCTGACGAAGGCGGAGGAGATTTTGTCGAGGTATCGCAGACTCCTTCGGACAGACTGAAGCAGATTGTTGCAATCGACCCGGACGAATGGCCGACGCTTCGCCTGGCGATTGACAAGATGATTGCCGCTTGCGCTGTAACGGAAAGAAAATGATCAAACTGACCAACAAGGATGTCGTCGTCCAGTGCATAGCGACCATCGAGCAGTGCCAGGAGCACGTCAACGCGCTGCACGGCGCAGGTAATTTCATCCGGGCTCATCTGTCGCACGAGACGCACGGAGACAGCGTTTACCACGATCTGCTGATGCGGATCGAGTTAGATGAATGGAGAAAATTGTTCATGTGGGCGCTGACAATCGACTCTGACACGCAGGACCGCATCAAGGCAGCTGCGCACGAGCGATTCCTCTTTGACCGCATGTGTGTAGATCAATATTTCAGCAATGGTCGCACGCCGAGCGCATGGCTGGCCGCAGACGAAGACGAGTTCCGCAGGATGGCGCGCGAGATGTTTGCTCCTGACAGTATGATCAACGAACGCAGGAGTAATAAAGGCGATACTGATGTCTAGCGGAAAGGATGTTCCAATGAGAACTGAAAAATCACTGCGTGATGTAGCTGCCGCCATTGAACAAGCTTCAAATGCGCTTGACGAAATACTACGAAGGTCACTTTACGACAATCCGCCGAAACTTTCGTTTGAACAGAAGGTTATTGCAGCGGTGCGCAACATAGAAAATGGTGATCCTTTGAGAGATTTTCTTACCTACGAGGAGGTAGAAAAAGCAATCATAACACTTGCTGATATCTACACCGTAACTGGAGTCACCATGCCGGAGGATTGGTATTAGCGATATGACAGCAGAACTTGACCTCGATGATGTCGCCGCGCAGAGCAAAAAGGCTGCGGCAGAGCTTGCGGAATTGCGGGTCGAGCTGGAAAGATTGAGATCAGACTGCGCAGAAATGACGTCAAAGCATAGCGCGCTCGAAGATTCATACATGAAGCAAGGTAATGCAGCTGCTGAAATGATCTCGCACCGAGACCGCATCATCAAGAGCCTGCGATTGCTGGCAGAAAGGAGTTAGCGTGCTCCAGATAAAATACACCAAACAGCGTGACAGATTCCAGACCGTCACCGTGCTCGGAGATCCTGAAGGGATCCGGGATCTGTACTGGCAGCTCACGAAGAACTACACGTGCAGCGACGGGACGGGAATTGGCGATGTCCGCGTGATCAACCTGGATGGCGACGACGTGACCATGTACGTCATGACAAACCCTCACGACAACGCGACTCGACTTAGCAATCTCGACTGATCGAACCAGTTATGCAGCAACACAACGAGAGGAATAGCATGAGCGAGTACCACAAGATTCAAAGCATATACAAGCGCGACATGAGCAGCGGGCGCAAAACGTTGATGGAAGGAGAATGGACACTGCCAGAGTTTGAATACCTGGCTTGCAACGTTTGGACGTTCACCGAAAAGGTGGACGGTACGAACATTCGCGTTATATTCAAGGACGGCTGCATCACTTTTGGCGGTCGAACAGACAACGCACAGATCCCGGCGCAATTGGTGTCCAGATTGAACGAGCGTTTCCTGCCGCTGGCCGCGAGGCTAGGCGAGATATTCACAGACAGCGCTGCGGTGCTGTACGGCGAGGGCTACGGCCCAAAGATTCAAAGTGGCGGCGGCAACTATCGCGCGGACCAAGACTTCGTACTGTTCGATGTGCGGGTTGGAAACTGGTGGTTGCAGCGCGGCAACATTGAGGATGTTGCGCAGAAGCTAGGTATCGACGCGGTGCCGGTCATTGGCGAGGGCACGCTGCATGACGCTGTGGCTTGGGCGAAGCGCGGCATCCGATCGACATGGGGTGACTTCGAGGCCGAGGGCATCGTGGCGCGGCCGAAGACAGAACTTATGGCGCGCAACGGGAGCCGTCTAATCACCAAGATCAAATGCCGCGACTTTGCCGCATAACGCCAAGTTAACCAGTTTTTTATGCTAACAGGAGCAATGATGACAACAACCGCTGCCGAAGCAAGTCAGGTTTATCCTGCTGTTAGTCCAAGCACTATGTCTGCGTTTTTGGATGCATTGAACGGCAAACGCGGCGACTTAGACGCATGGCTTGAGTTCAACAACGAGGCCGAGGTCCGCGAGCATGTGCTGGCGTTGGTGAAGTATGAGCGCGAGAAGTGCGCGAAAATCTGCGACATGGCTGCTGAGATGGCGTGGTCGCGATGGGATCTCTTGGCTCTGCAGTTTGATCAAGGAGGCGCATTTGAGGCGGAGAAAATTGCCGACGAAATCAGGAAAGCATAAGAGCTAGAGCAGCGCACATCAGTGCAATCACGGTAGCCACAGCGGCCCACAGGCGCACAGTGCGCGCCAGATCCACGTCGTGCTTTAACGTAGCAAGATCCTTCTTTATCTGGTCCATGCATACGCGACATTTCGCGTCCCTGGCGCGTTGCTTGACTTCGATCGAGCCTATGCGGCGGTCGGTGTCGTGGTCCACATCAAATCAGCGTAGGAGGCCTGTCAAGCGCCGCCGATATGTCACGCATCAGCGTTTCGGTCATAGCGTCCTTCTCGCCATCCGCACGCGCCTCTGTCGCAACATCCTGCAGCACGCCATATGCCCGCACGAGCAGCTTTCGCAGCAGCAGCACTTCAGCCTGCTGCGCTTCCTGGCCTGCGATTGCAAACAACTTGGAAAACGGCATCATTTCCGATCCGTCATCGGCCGGCCTGCTACGATAAGCCGTGATCATTGCGCGACCCGCGTACCGGAATTCCCGATTCCAGAGTCCGTGACCCAATCAGCGATGTCCGTGCTACGCCTGCGCAGTCTTTGAATACCGGAATCAGACTCAGGCTTTCCGGCAACGTGATCCTCGTGCGACTGCCTGAGCGCATTAAATTCCACAGCGAATTTTCCGACCGCCGTATGTAGTTGAGCGCGTGTCTCCCTAGCAATGGACAGCATTTCTAGCATGATCAAAATCTGGATAGCCCAGATTATTCCAAACACCACGAACGCCCCAAACGACACTTCGATCATCTCTTTTTCATCCTTTCCAGATCATCAACCCGTCTTTCCATCGCATCAAGTTGCTTCTGCAGGCGGTCTTCCAATCGCTGTGCATCTGCCCCGCGGAAACGATCGCTGGTGGCCGTAGCCTTCTCAGCCCGTAGGGCCTGCAACTCTTCAAGCACAAACCGCTGTCGCTCGCTAATCGCTGGTATCAGCTCCACCTGAGCCGCGCGGCCCTCGTATTTGGTGCGCAATTCCGTGAGCGTCTGCTGCATGGAAAACAGCGATGTCGCGGCGGCGATCAGCCCGGCAGTCAGTCCGCCAGTAAGCACCGTCGACCATTTGATTTGACCTTCTTCGTCCTTGATGATCGATGTCGCGGCCACAGCCAGCACCGCAGAATGCTCTGACGTCTCTCTAGCCTTCGCGAGAATCTGAAGCCAGGTATCGTGCATCACGTCCATGCGTTCTCGCCTTTCAGTTGATCAGCCGTCAGACGTCCGCAGTAAGCCGCACGACGTTGGTGCCGTCTGCCAAAAGTTTTGCACGTTTCGTCTGCGCGACGACGACGCCAGACCCGGCAGAAGTCTTGACAGTGACGGTGTACGCTCCGCTCGTGTTGTTGAAAACGGCGCCTTGCCAGTCGTTCGGAACCACGACGTTGCGGTTTGTACCAAGTGTGCCGTTGATCGTAAGGTATCCGGCGCGGCTGGTTGCGCCTGACAATGTGACGTCTCCGGACGATAGGTCGACGGAGCTCCGCAGGACAGCCCAGGTTGGCGTCATCCAGACGCGGTGATCATCGTAGGACGTGACGGACGATCCGCCGGTGACGATAACGTAGAGCAGAAGGAGCTCATCGGCAGCGGCCGAGCTTCCGGTAACGACTCCGATGGTGCCGTCTAGCTTGAGGTACACGCGGTTGGTGACGCTCGCGGTCAGGGTCAGCGTGCCGTTCGCGACCTCGGTCAGCGAACCGTCATACTTGTTGATCCATCCGCCGTAGTATCCCCAGGTGAGACCTGAGCAGGCTGATGCGCGCCGGGCGCCGAACATGGCAGGCGACGATGCGTCAAACAGGGCATTGGCCGATACCGCTTTTCCGGATTGCGATTCAGAGAGCAGGTCGAGATGGGTTGTACTGTCGGCCATGCGTTACCTCGTGATTGATGTGGTGAGCGGGTAGCCGCGGCCGATGGTCGCGGAAAGCTGGTAGAGCTTCAGGTATAGCGTGGATTGATTGGATCCGAAATCGATTGTCTGGTCGGCCGACGAGTACGCGGCCGTTTGCGCGGTCGCGATGATTGTCCGCTTGACGGCGGCGTATGAGCCCGAATCGTAGATGTCAATTTGGTACTGCTCGGCGCTCTCTCCGATCGGAGCATCGACGTAGTCGCGCCATTCGGTGTCGACGCGCGATCTTCTGGTCCACAGCAAGGTCCAGTCGCCTGTTCCCGGGTCTCGGCTGCCGTTGAGCAGGATCGGCGCCAGCGGCTTGAGGTTGATTCCGAAATAGGTGAACGATCGGTTGCCGTCGGTCGAGAAGTCGCGGCCGGTGGTGATTCCTCGATAGAGCAAGGCGGCGCCGATCTGTGCGGAATCCATCGGGATGGCTTCCAGGTCTGCACTGTCGAGCCGTATCACGGAACACCCTCCCGCGTGCCACCCCACCCCCCATT